TTTACGCTGATGGATATGCTTTTGATGTAATGAGTGATACTGAAATAGTTTTTGAAAGTGAAATATTCCCTAATAATCCAGTACACGGTTTTGCTGGATGTGAAATAATAAAAGATGAGCAAGGAACAGTTTGATATAATATTAAGTAAATGGATTTCACGAAAGTTGCTTGTTTTTATGGTAGCTTGTGGTGGTTTATTTACTGGAACATTAACCTCAGCGGATTGGGTTGTTATCGCAACGGCTTACATCGGTATAGAGGGAATTACAAACATAGTTGAAAGATTAAGAAAATAATAATGGTAAATTACATTAAAATATTAGAGTTGTTAAATAAGTCAAAGTGGTGGTTAATTTTGTTATTATTTTTATCTTTTGTCATTAGTATATTTTCTAATGAAATAAAAAGAATTTTAGATATAAAGTTATTTAATGAAGACGTTGTAATTAATTCTTTAGATAATGATATATTAATAGAAAATTCATTATATGAATTAATGAAAGATTTTAATTCAGATAGAGCGTATATATTTAGATTTCATAACGGAATTACTTATTACAATGGTTCACATAAAAGCAAAATGAGTTGTGATTATGAAGTAGTTGAAAATGGTATAAGTTCTGAAGCACAAAGATTACAAGATTTACCTACTGGATTATATGCTAATTGGATTAAAAGAGTTATTCAATACAAAATGTTTTTTATAGAAATTAAAGATATTGAAGATTTAAGAACACGAAATAGTTTAGAAGCACAAGGAATAAATGGATTAGCAGTTGTGCCATATTACAGAGATGGTAAAGTTTTAGCTTTAATAGGTATTGATTTTGTTAGAACTATTGATGAAAAAACAAAACTTAAATATAAAGAAAATTCTTTTATGCGTATTAATTTTTTTAAGAAAAGAGCAAATGCTATTGGTGATTTATTAATTTAAAAATATATAAATGATATTAAACAACAAAGGATATTTACTTATTACAGAATTTGAAGGATTTAGTGCAAAGCCTTATTTATGTAGTGCAAAAGTACCGTCAATAGGATATGGTAACACATATTATTCTGATAACAAACGTGTAACTTTATTAGACAAAGAAATAAACAAACAACAAGCGTTTGAAATGTTTAAAGTAATTGCTGATAGATTTGCATCTAAAGTTTCTAATTTAGTTAAAACACCTTTAAATCAAAATCAATTTAATTCTTGTGTATCTTTAGCTTATAATATTGGAATGGCTAATTTTATGAATAGTACACTTTTAAAATTAGTTAATAAAAATCACAATGATATTTTAATTGGATTAGAATTTAAAAAGTGGAATAAAGTAAATAAAAAAGAAGTAACAGGTTTAACAAGAAGAAGAAATTATGAAGCAGATATTTATTTTAGTTAGTTTAATTTTATTTGGTTGTGGTTCTCGTAAAGTAGTAATACAAGAAATTAAAAAAGATTCTTTGAAACAAATAGAAACTAAAATTGTTACAAAAGAAGAAACAAATATATCTATTAAAAATGATATTTATACTGATGAATTTACTATAACACCTTTAGATACTTTAAAAGATATTGTAGTAAACGGTATAACGTACAAAAACGTTGTTTTAAGATACAAAAAAGTAAAAGATAATAGTTTACATATTGAAAAGAAAACAATCGTTAAAAATGAACTTAAAAAGGAATTAACTAAAACTTCAGTTAAGTCATTTAAAAAGGATATTGATAAAAAAGCTAATTATTGGAATTATTTGTGGTTGTTATTAATTCCAGTAGTTTATTATTTATACAAAAGATTTAGATTTTACTTATAAATTATTTCTGAAATTTTAAATATTAAACAATTATTTTCATTTAATTTTATTTTATAATCTTCTAAATGTTTTAAACTTTCAAAACTTTTTATATATTCTAAAAATTTATTTTTATTGTTTTTTATTTTAAATCTATATTTCATTTTTTAAAGTATTTTATATTTTACCTATTGCAAAACTACAAATTAAAATTTACACAAAAATAAAAACTTTTTAACAAAAATGTTAATATCTTAAAAGTACATTTGTATATGAAGAAACCAACAAGAAAAAGTTTAGTAATAAAATTAGATACAATCTTTAGTCAATACATTAGACGTAAAGATGCTATTAATGAAATAGCTGAATGTATTACTTGTGGTAAAAAAGACCATTATAAAAAGCTACAATGCGGTCACTTTCAATCACGCTCACATTACAGTACACGTTGGGATATTAATAATGTTGGAGTTCAATGTTACGGTTGCAATATATCACGTTCTGGCGAACAATATAAATTTAGTCAATATCTTGGTAATAAGTTATCAGAAGAAATGCATATTAAGTCAAAACAAATAGTTAAATTTGCAGATGTGGATTTAGAAGATATGATTGAATATTATAATACTAAAATACTGGCTTTAGAAAGTAAAGAAAACTAAAGGGAATACAAATCTACTTTACAAGATTGTGGTATCGGGAGCATATACTTGATTGTTATAATATGCGAGTTAGTAAGATATGGTGGGAAAGGCTAACATTTTTTTAAAATATTTTTTGTTTTTGTTTTTCTTTGTTTTAAAAGGCTACTGTAAAAGGTAGCTTTTTTTATTTGTTAAAGTTTTGTTAAAGTTTTATATTATAGTTTTTTATATCAAAAACAGTTATATATTTGTACTCAACAAACAAACAAATAGAAACTATGACAACATTAATTAAAAATTTAGAAAAAGAATTAGCAAAATCAAATATTAATTCTCTAAAATTAGAACAAAAATATTATGATTCAAGAAATGAAAAAAATGATTATAATGGTTGTATGAATATTTATTCAAAATTAAAAAATTCTTGGGAAGTAAATAGTATTTTAGAAACTGCATTAATACAATTAAAAAATAGAAAATAAAAAAACAAAGTGGAGCAGCATACTATAAACTGCATTAACAATTAAAACAAACATTATGAAACAACATTTAAAAGATTTCGGATTATCATTAGCATTTATGGCTACACTTACACTAATTTATTTAACACTAACTTTTTATTTTTTATAGTATGAAAGATTTAACAGATTTCCAAAGGTTTCAAATCCAAAGTTTACAATCAAGAGTATGCGAACTTGAAAACATTAATAATCAATTAGCAGAATATTGCTTTGAAGCATTAACAGATGAAATTACAGCTGAATATAAAACTGTAATTAAAAAAGAAATTTATAACTTAAAATCAAATTAATATGGAAAGTGAATGTTGTGGTGCATATACTGATATGCCTGAATATGGATTATGTCCCGAATGTTTAGAACATTGCGAATTTATAGAAATAGAAGAATAACTTAAAAACAAATAAAAATGGAATTAACATTAAATCAAAAACTGTCTTTAATTCAAAAAGAATTTAAAGCAAACAAATCAAAATTTAATAGTTTTGGAAAATACAACTTTAGAAGTGCTGAAGATATATTAGAAGCATTAAAACCTTATAATGAAAAATATAAAGTTAATTTTACAATTACAGAATCAATGGTAGAATCACAATTTTTACAATTTCCAATGTTACGTTCTGTAGCATCAATAAACGATGATTTAGACACAATAACTGCTTCTGCTATAGTTGGTGTAGACTTAGAACAAAAAGGAATGCAAATGCCACAAAAGTTTGGTTCTGCAAGTTCATACGCTAAAAAGTATGCTTTAGGTAACTTGTTGTTAATTGATGATTCACAAGATGCTGATGCAACAAATAAGCACGAAAAGAGTACATCTAAAGAAGAATTAAAATGGTTAAATAAGAATACACCAGAATTTAATAAAGCGGTTGAATATGTAAAAGGTGGTGGTTCTGTTTCTGCAATAGAAGCTAAATATAAAATGACTAAAGAAGTTAAAGAAGAATTAACTAAGTAAATAAAACTGAATAGCTGACAACAGTAAAAAAAGGTAAGCAAATAAATAAATAAATATTATGGGAGCATTAATTAATTTAAGTTTAAGAGTAGACAAATTACCAAAAGAGAAATTTGTACAAGGTAAAGATGGAGCAGTTTATTACAATTTTACTATTGGAGTAAATGATGATTCTAATCAATACGGACAGAATGTTTCTGCTACAGATTCACAAACTAAAGAAGAACGTGAAGCTAAAAAGCCAAAGTCTTATTTAGGAAATGGTAATGTTGTATGGACAGATGGTAACATTAAACTTGCTGATAAAAAAGTAGAAGTTACTGCAAAAGAAGTAGAATCGGATTTACCATTCTAAATTTAAATGGGTAGTGTAAAAGCTACCCTTTTTTTAAACAAAAAACAAGAAAACAATAATATGGATAAAGAAGCACAAAGGTTATTAATGCAAATGTATGAAGAAGATTGCTTTATTAATCCATTAGAAAAAATAGAACATCCAAAACCAGCTATATCGTTTGGAACTAAAAGTTATGAAACAAAAGATGGTGAAGTAAGTTATCCAGTACCATTAGGAACATACGGAAACTTTAGCTTTATACAAGCACCACCAAAATCAAAGAAAACATTTTTTGTATCATTATTATCAGCGGTTTATTTATCCGAACATTTAGAATCATTTTGCGGTGAATTAAAAGCAAATAGAAATGACAAACATTTAGTTCATTTTGATACTGAGCAGGGGAATTTTCACGCTGCAATGGTATTTAAACGCCCAATTGATATGACTGGAATTAAATCAGATAAATATCATACATTAGCATTAAGACAATTATCATTTAAAGAAAGAATAGACTTTATAGAATATTATCTTTATGACAAATTAGAAGGTAAAAATATTGGATTGGTTATTATTGATGGAATAGCTGATTTATGTTCTGATGTAAATAATATAGAAGAATCAAATAATGTAGTTCAAAAGTTAATGAAATGGACAAAGGAATTAAATTGTCATATAGTGACAGTAATACACAGTAACTTTGGTTCAGATAAACCTACAGGTCATTTAGGTTCATTTTTAGAAAAGAAAACAGAAACACAAATACAATTAGAGTTAAACACAGTAAATAAAGGATTAGTAACAGTAAGTTGTAAACGTTCAAGAAATGCATCATTTGAAAACTTTAGCTTTAAAGTTAATAGTTTTGGATTGCCACAAGTTGAAGGTGCTTTTTACGACCCACTAAAAGATATATTTTAATATGAGTTTAACAATTACAAACGAAGATAATATGCAGCTTATGGCTCGCTATCCTGATAACTATTTTGATTTAGCAATAGTAGACCCGCCTTATGGGATAAATGCTACTAAAAAAATGGGGGTAAACAAGAAAAAAGGATATGAACCTAAAAAATGGATTGGCGGAGAATGGGATAACGAAACGCCAACAAAAGAATATTTTAATGAGCTATTTAGAGTAAGCAAAAATCAAATTATTTGGGGTGGTAATTATTTTGATTTACCACCTTCAAGATGCTTTTATATTTGGGATAAAAAACAAAGAATAGACCAAGCAGATTGTGAAATGGCTTGGACTTCTTTTAATAAAAGCGCAAGAGTATTTGATTTTTGGAATAGTAAATTAATCGGTTTTATGAATCCAAATAGATTTCATCCAACAGAAAAACCAACTGATTTATATAAATGGTTATTACAAAACAACGCAAAGCCAAACGATAAAATTTTAGATACTCACTTAGGCAGTGGAAGTATTGCAATAGCTTGTCACGATTACGGATTTGATTTGACAGCTTGTGAACTTGATAAAGAGTACTTCGATAAAGCAATGCAACGAATTAAAAATCATACAAATCAAACTAAACTTTTTTAAGATGCAAACAACAATCAAAACACACTTGGATGAATTACATACTTCTGCAGCAAGAATGTTAGTATTAAATTCAGATAACAAAATGTTAATAAGTTATTTTAAAGACTTAAACGAAAAGTTGTTATATTTGAAACAATTAGTTGATATGGATTCAAAGTATAATTGGATTGAAATAGAAAATTTAATGTTAAAGTTAAAAGAAATAGATACAGAATTAACACACATTAATATTGAAGTACAAATAGCAGAAGTAACAACAGAAAAGAAATCAGCATATATAAAAAAATAACATTATGATAGTATTATTAGTATTAGTTTTAGCAGTAGTTTTTATAGTAATGAATTTTGTTGATTGTGATATATTAATTACACCAATTAAAGGAATTATGTTTGGTGCTTTATATAACGATGATGTTTACGATACAGAAACAGACCATACAATTCAAATACTAATATTATTTATATCTTTTAATTTCCTATGGACAACTACAAATGGTTAGAACAGGTTGCGAAGCATCACAAAGAATGGGTAGAAGTAATTCATAAACTTGGTGAGTACGATTATGCTGAAGATATAGTCCAAGAAAGTTACATTGCTTTAATGAAATACGCTGATGCTACAAAGTTAATTGATGTAAATGGTAATGTACGAAAAGGATATATGTTTTTTACGCTTAGAAGTCTTTATTATCAGTTTTACAATAAAAAGAAAAAGATTAATAAAGTATCTTTTGATGGTTGTTGGGAATTATTTGATGATTCAAACGTAGAAGAACATAAAGCGTATAATGATATATGTTTAATGATTGACGAAGAAATAGATAATTGGCACTGGTATGACCGCAAACTGTTTAAATTGTATAGAGATACAAATATGAGTATGCGTGATATTGCAAAAGAAACAAATATCAGTTTAATATCAATTTTTCATAGTATTAAGAATTACAAAGAAATATTAAATACAAAATTTAACAAGGATTATCAGGATTATATTACTAACGATTATAACACATTATATTAAAATGGCTAAAAGAAAAGCAAAAGGATTAGGTGATACAATAGAAGCTATCACAGAATCAACAGGAATTAAAAAAGTAGTTGAAGTATTTAGCAAAGCAACTGGAATAGATTGTGGATGCGACAAACGAAAAGAAACTTTAAATAAATTGTTTCCTTATAATTCAAACATTAACTGTTTAACTGAATCAGATTATAATTTATTAACAGGGTTTTTAGACCCTTTAAAAAACACATTAACACCAAGTGAACAATCAATAGTTTCAGATATTTATTTCAATGTATTTAATTATCGTTTACAGTTAAGTTCTTGTGGTTCTTGTTGGAAAGGTAAAATAGAAGAACTAAGAAAAGTTTATAACGAATATAAATTAAATGACTAACTGGAAAGAAGTTGATTTATTTAATTGGTTAAAAGAAAATGTTTATCCTGATTTAGTTAAAGCTAAAAATCAAATGTCAAGGTGGGATTGTTACAGTCCCGCTACAGGTCATAGATTAGAATTAAAATGCAGAAAAGCACATTATAGTACTTTATTACTTGAAAAAAAGAAATACGATGCAATGAAGCAAGAATGTGAAAAGCATTTAGATACACCAATGTATTTTAATTCAACTCCAAAAGGTATTTACTCTTTTAATTTAAACATAATTATACCTGAATGGGAAATTAATTTTAAGAATCCAGCAACAACACATTTTTATAATACCAATAAAGTAGAAAAAGAAGTAGCATATTTAGAAATCACAAAAGCAAAACAATGGAAATAAATGTAATACAGCAAGAGTATTTAAAATCAGTAATATTAAGTCAATTATTACTTGAAGCAAATGAAAGTTTGTTTTTTACAACACAATATAAGCAGCAAGTAAAACATAAAATAAACAGTTTAAATAAAGACTTAGAAGAAGTAGTAAGAAACGAATACAAAATAATTTATAATACAGACCCAGAAACTACTACTAATATTTTAAATAGTATTGAAGAAATAGTATGCAAATTGCAAACAAGTTCAATAGATGAATTAGTATTTATAAATGCAGTTATTGACAAATATAAAGAAAATAAAACTTGGTTTGAGCAGTACGGTGAAACTGAATTTTTAAAGTTAGATTAATGATACAATTATTACACGGTGATTGTTTAGAATTAATGAAATCAATTCCTGATAAAAGTATTGATGCTATAATTACAGACCCACCATACGGAACTACTGCTTGTAAATGGGATTCAGTAATACCTTTTGATTTAATGTGGCAGCAACTAAATAGAATTATAAAAGATAATTGTGCAATTGTTTTATTTGGTTCTCAACCTTTTACAAGTGCTTTAGTAATGAGTAATACAAAAATGTTTAAATATGAATGGATTTGGGAAAAAAACGCAGGAAGTAATTTTGCTTCAGTTAGATTTCAACCTATGAAAGAACACGAAAATGTACTTGTATTTTCAAAAGGTAAAACTACTTATAATCAACAAAAACAAGATAGAATAGAAAGTGGTTTTAGTAAGCAAAAAACTCCTTTAACTTTTAACAGAAAAAAAAATAATGATGTTTATGGTGGTTTATTTGTAGGTAATATAACAAAAAAATATATTGAAAAATTAAGGTGTCCGAGAAGCATACAAAAATTTAACAGAGAAAGAGGTTTACATCCAACACAAAAACCTGTAGCATTAATAGAATATCTAATTAAAACTTATACAAACGAAAACGAAACTGTTTTAGATTTTACGATGGGTTCAGGAACTACAGGAGTAGCTTGTAAGAATTTAAACAGAAAATTTATAGGTATTGAAATGGATAATAATTATTTTAGTATTGCAGAAAATAGAATTAGTAATCACGTAGTGATAAAAGAATTATTTTAATGGCTAAAAAGCAAGAACAAACATATTCACCTACAGCTGATGAAATACAATGTAGTTATATTTGTCACAAGAATGATTTAGCTTATGTTATACAGCCAATATTAAATTCAAAGAAATACAAAGTAGTTAAGTTTCAAATATCAAATAGATTAGAAGTACATACTTTAAAAGATAATGCACAAGATTTAGAATTAACAGAATACGAAGCATTAAAAAAAACAATGGAACTTTATACACAACACTCAAAAAGATTTAACAAATGAAAGATACAATAGTAGAATCAGTTATAGAACAATTTAAACAACGTTCTGAAGTAGGAATAAATAAATATGGTGTAACACTTGACAGAGAAGATTTAGACCGCTTACAATGGCTACAACACGCACAAGAAGAAGCAATGGATTTAATATTATATTTAGAAAAATTAAAACAATATGAAAAGTAAACAATCAGCATTACAAAGAATAAATAGAATAATAGATTTTAACTGGAAACGTGGAAACAATAAAGAATCAGTTAATGAAGTATACAGAAAAATAATTAATCAAAAGTTATCAAAAAAGGTTTAGCGGTAGGTCTTACATTTACGAGTAATTTTAAAACGGGAAATCAAGCAATCAGAAATGGTTGCTTTTTTTATGTTAAATTTTTGTTAAAATGTATTTTGTGTTAAAAACTTGTTTATATTTGTATAACAATTTAAAACAAACATTATGACAAAGCAAGAAATTATTGAAACACTAAGTAACTGTATTGAGTTATCAAATTTATCAGAGAATGTGTATGTAAGAAATAAACTTACACAAGTAGCAGAAGCATTAATAGAAGAATGGAATGAATCAGATGCTTATGATGAAGTAGTAAAACAAGTATTAAATTACGATGAAACAATGTCAAATTTAGATAACATAAAAATAAGATAATGAATGAATTAGCATTAATAAAAATACAATCTAAAGTAATGGGATTGGATAGAGAATTACATCAAGCAGTTAATGATTTAATAAGCGGTAAAAGTTTAATAAGCGACGAACATTTAACTGTAATAATTAACAGTACAGAACGTGAATTAAGAGTTTACAATCATATTTTAAAGCTAATAATTAACAATCAAAACGTAAATTAAAATGACACCAAAAGAAAAAGCAGAAGAAGTATTTATAGAAATTGATAATTGTTTAACTTATTTAGAATCAAGAACAAAAGTTAAATTATTAGCTAATATTATGATTGATAAATTAATTGATTGTACACCAAGTGTAGATATATATCCATTTAATTTTCAACAAATTCAACCAAGAGTTAGGGAATATTGGATTAAAGTTAAAGAAGAAATAGAAAGTTTATGATAGTGTTATTTGATGCAGATAGTTTGATATTTTCAAGCTGTTTAAAAAGAAAAGAAAATGACAGTGATGAAAAATTCTATTTTAATATAGAAGAATCAGTACATAAGTTTGAAGAGGGGTTTATGAGTATTATAAATTATTTAGAAGATATTTATGAAATTGAAAAAGTATTAGTTTTTTCAGGTTCTAAAGGTAATTTTAGGAAATATATATCACCAAAATATAAAGCAAATAGATTGTCAATAGATTTACCACCATTGTTAAATGAAATGCATAGATTTGTAAAAGACAATTACGATTCAATAGTAGGTCACGGAGTTGAAACAGACGATATGGTAGCAAGATATTGGTATAATTTATCTAAAGAATATGGTAGGGAAAATGTTATGATAATTTCTATTGACAAAGATTACAGGCAATTTCCTTGTTTAATTTATAATTACCATTATAAACACAAATGTGTGTATGATATATCAGAAGAAGAAGCATTGTATAATTTTTATGAGCAAATGATAATCGGTGATGGAGCAGATAACGTTCAATATTGCAAAGGTTATGGTAAAAAGTATGCTGAAAAATTATTTGTTGATTGTACATCAAGGTACAGGTATACAAAAAAAGTTTATGAATTATTTAAAACAATACACAAAGGAAAAGCAAAACAACGTTATATTGAATGTTGGAACTTATTAAAACTAAAAACAAATTAAAAGTTAAAAAAATGTTAATTAATTTTGTATTTTAAAAATAAATAATAAATTTACATATAATTTAAAAACAAACAAAATGGAATTTGAAACAATAGGTTACTCAAAAGATTATTACAACTTAGAAAAAAAATATATTGGTTCTATAGTATGTGACAAAGACAGGGAAGTTTATGGTTATTTAGGTAGGCAAAAAGAAATTTTATCAGAAGATTTAATATTAAGAAAAAAGAAAATAAAAAAAGGCACTGAATTATTAACAGAAATCTTGCCTTTATGTGGTAAGCTAATAAAAAAATAAATATGAAATTATTTGAAGATGATTGGGGAACAGATAATTCACCAATAGACAATACAGAAATAACTACTACAATGCTTTACTTTAGTGTAGAAGAATTAAAACAATTTAAATTGTTATGTAAAAAAGGTATTAAAAAAGAATTTGGTACAGAATACCAACAAAAAGGAAATTTAAGCGATTTATTATTAATTATTTTAAAAGAAAAATATGAAAACCTATAAATTAAAAAAGCAATTAACTGACGATCAAGCAGAAAAGTTAAAAGGAAAATACCTTAATGATAATAATTACGACCTGTTAATTACAGAAGATGCTGATGGTTATGATTTAAATGGTAACTTATTATTTAGCTTTAGAAAAAATGCAATACCAATGGAAACATTAATGTTAGGTGTTAATTCATTTAAAGATAGTATTGAAGTAACAGAAAGCAGGGGTTACGCTTCAGGCAGTAGCCACAAACGTATCCGTAAAGATGGTTCAGTTAGTAATATAACTGTAGGTAATAAGGTTGAATCAGGTAGTGTTGGCTTTATGGATTCAGGAGCTATGGTTAAATATTGTCGTAAGACTGCTTTCGCTAAAAATTACTTTGATAAATATAAATCAGGTATTCCATTTGTTAAATTTATAGATGACAAATATAAAGAACTTTGCCCTGACCATTATGCAAAACAAAAAGCAATAGCACAAGGTACAAATCAAAATTATGTTATAGGTGATACATCTTTTACTACAGTAACAGTTAATAAAAACTTTAGAACAGCAGTTCATCAAGATGCAGGTGATTACCCTGATGGCTTTGGTAACTTAATAGCATACCGAGAAGGTAATTGGACAGGTGGTTACTTTTGTTTACCTCAATACAAAGTAGCAATAGATTTACAAAACACTGATATACTTTTTGTTGATGTGCATAAGTGGCACGGAAATACAGATTTTATTAATACTCAAGAAAATTGGTTACGCATTAGTTTTGTATTATACTACAGGGAATATATGTATAAATGTAAACAACCTGCAGAAGAATTATTAAAAATAAAAATGGATAAAACAGGATACTTAAATTTATAAAAATGACAACACAAAGAAAACAAGAAAAAGGATTTGAATTTGAATCATACATAATGGATTGGTTCTGTAAACAAAAAAACATTAACTTAAGTCATTACACTTTATTAAAAGAACAATTTGAAAAGGGTGAAAACAGGCAAGGTATTGAAATTAAAAATGACCAAAGGTTTATTGAAACTGGTAATTTATTTATAAGTATTGAACGTGATTATGGTTACACAAAATATGAAAGTGGTATTTACAAGAATCAAAGTTGGCTTTATGTAATAGGTAATGAACAAGAATTTTATATATTTGCTACCAAACATTTAAAACAATATTATGAATTTAATAAACCTGCATTGTTTGATGGGTTTAAAAGTGCTAAAGGTGGAACTGACAAAGGTTTTTTATTAAGCAAGAAACAAGCAGAAAGAATCTGCATAGAAAAAGTAACTAATCAAACTAAATTATTTTAAAATGGAACAAGTAAATATATTAATAATTGGAAATTGCGGTGTTGGTAAAACTTACATAATGCAAAATATAATTAAAAGTTTTCAATGTAACGACTCTTATTGTATTGGTCAATTGCATTATAAAACCAATGGTTATATAAATATAACTGGAAAATATGATTCTGGCATTTTTCAAGGTAGTGATAAATTGAGTATGAGTGTAATGACAAGCGTTGATGACTATTTGCAAAATGTTAATGGTGTAAATATATTTGAGGGCGATAGGTTTACAAATAAAAATTTTATTAAAAAAGCAAACCCATTTATAATAAAAATAAATGGAAATGGAATTAACGGTAGGTTTTTAAGAAATTCAACACAAAGTACAAGGCAAATTAAAAGTATTGAAACAAGGATAAACAATATAGAATATGATTTTAGTTTTGATGATAGTTATTTACTTAAAAAATATTTACAAACACTTTTAAATTCAAAAAGCATAAAATTAATTAAAAAAGTTTTACAATCAGACAAAGATAATTATATACATAAACAACAAACATTATTTTAAAATGGAAATAACTGAAAGATTAAAAGAAATAATACTACAAGAAACAGGCGAAGATATAAACATAAAAACAAGAAAGAAAAACACAGTTGAAATAAGAAGTTTATATTGCACAATACTAAAACAATTAAAGCCACATAAAACATTACAATCAATAGGAGAAACATTAGACTTAAACCACGCTACAATCATTCACGCATTAAGAATGTATGAAGTATATAGTAAAGATAATAAAGACTTAAAAGCAATTAAAGATACTATTTTAAGTCACTTTATAGAAGTAGATAAACAAATAGAAGAACTAACAGAAACAGAAGCATTACAGCAACAAATAAACACATTAAGATTTAACAACAACGAATTAAAAAACGAACTAAAAATACAACAACAAACAAAAAAATATAACTATGAAATAATAGAAAACTTAAATAACCTTTTAGAAGAAACAAACGGAACAATGCAGTATGAAATAATAAACGATAGACTACAAGCATTTTATAGAATGAAT